GCCACACGAATAGCTCTCTGTGACAAGTCTCTACGAATAGCTGGCTCTACTAAAGCAGCAGCAGGAGAGATCTGATCCAACACCTTAGCACCCTCTTGCTTCATAAACTCTTCAGCAAGCTTGTCCATGTTCTCATCAACAGGAGACAACAAAGCTGTCTCTGTCTTCGTAGGAGGAGCAGTGGGATTTGTTGGGGATTTCTCTTTAGATTTCTTAAGCTTATCAGCAAGCTGTTCTTTACCAGATTTACCAAGCTGAGCAGCAGCACCTCTGGCTTCTAAGTAACCACCACCACCGCTTAGCACAGCACCCAAGATCATCTGTGGTGCGCTAAGTTCTTCTGGTTGTTCACCTAAAGCTATTTTCTTTTCTTGCTCTAAGCGTTGACTAACAACACTTTGTCCTGCACCTGAAGAAGCTTCAAGGCCAACAACACCAGCAGTGACCTTACCTTGTGTAGGCGTGAGCATGGCAGCAATCTTACCCTTAGGTGCAGCACCAGCAGCAAGCTGTGCAGCTTCTTTAGCTGCTGTAACTTTGACAGCTTGAGTACCAAGCTTACCAATGCCAAGGCCTAAGTATGTCAAGGGATCTGTGGCAATGGCTTTCATTGCATCAATGTATGGATCAACACCTTGTTGACCACCGGGTTGGAACACGCTTCTAGTTTGTGAGTAAAGTTCTCTACCCAATGCCATCTTTTCCCTATCTTCAGGTTTGGCATTCTTCATCTTGTTAAGTTCAGGAAGTGCTCCAAGGAAAGTGTTGAATTCAACCTCTCTCATTGTTCCCATAAACTTCTTAGCAAAGTCTTCGTCTGTTTCGTTCTTGCCTTGTTCGATGTTACGATTGACTTTCATGTAGTCTTTAATAACACCAAACAGTTCTTGGTTTTTATATAGCTGATCGAAAGGAATCTTAGACTCAAGATCCTTCTTTGTTGCTTCCTCAATCTTAGCCTTGCTAGGCATAGGAGCTTTTGTGATGATGGCAGGTTTCTCTGCAGCTTTTCGCTCAGCTTCTAAACCCGCAGCACCCATAGCCTCAATTTGCTGAGGCGTAGGCTTTGGTGGAGCAGACTCTGTATCTAGATAGACAATTGTTGGTTTGCTTGGTGTATCAGCTTGTTCATCTAAGTATTTAATAGCCATTGTTATTGCACCTCTGCTAGTCGCCCACCAACTTTAATCTTAGTACCTTTAGGAAGCTTAGCTGCTTCAACTTCTGCTTCAGTCTTAAATTCTAAAACTGGTGCAGCAGGTGCTACGGAGGCTGGCTTAGCCATAGGACCACCTCTAGGTCTTGGTGTCTGTGGTGTACCTGCAGGAGCTGCTTCACCGCCATATTGAATCTTAGGATTGACAGCATTACCGTCACCATCAAACTGAACACCAGCAGACATCAAAGCATTCTTATGCATATCAGATCTAGGCTTACCATTGGTAGTCATCTCTTTGATCAATACTTCTCTACCAGCAGCATAGCCCTTAGCTGCCTTGTCAGAGGAAGCCAAGTCTTTAACCTCAATGTTAGTAGTACCATCTGGGTTAGATGTTGTAATAAAGCTACCGGGCGGTAAGTAGTTCTTGAGCGTAGACTCCATAGTTCTAGAGGCAGCAACAATAAGGTTGGCTTGTGAAATCTTGTCAGCATCTGTCTTACCAGCCAAAGCAGGATTGGCAACAAGTCTCTGCCAGTCTCTAAGTTCTCTTTCCTTAGCAGCAGCTTCTTGTGGCTTACCATCTTGCTTAAGTTTGATAACTTGATTAGCGTAATCAGCTTCAATCTGACTCTGCGTCTTATCTTTCTTATTACCAAATTCTTTGATGAATGTAATATGACCTAAGTTAGCAGCAGCTTTAGCTATGTCATCTTCTGTACCTTCTTGCTTAGCTCTATACATAGCAATCTGTGCATCAGATTCAATCTTCTTAAAGTCTGGCTTATCTTGCAGCTTAGCATAATCAACTTCTAATGATGCTGAATATGAAGGCATGCCCTTAGAAGAACCGTAAGCGTATAGCTCTTCAGGTTTAACACCAAGTTGTCTAGCAGCAGAACTTATCTTCTGAAGATTATTTCCGTAAATCATTTTGTTAAAGAAGCCTTCTTCTTTATTAGAAGCTGCCTCTGCAAATTCTTCAGAAGTTAGTGCAGCTTTCTTACCATAATTATTTAGGAAGTCATCAAACTTCTGTCCCTTAGGTACATTAGATGATGTAATAAAAGACTTAGACAGTCCTACCAATTTGTCAGGATTCTTTGTTAATGTATCTGCAATCTGCTCAGCTAGTTTTGGGTTTGAGGCAAGAGCAATAAGCTGTTCATCATCCAAAGGACCATCCTCAAACTTTAAACCACGGAGAGTACCCACAGTGCCTCTCAAAGTTTCTTTCTTTTTTTCTACCTCTTTTTTATATTCTTGATAGTTGTGGTACATGCTTTTAACACTTGCATTAATGCTTGTAGTGTTAAGCTTTTCTAACTCTTCAATAGATTCACTAGCACCTTTAGCTACACCACCAATAAAAGAACCAAGTTTAAATCCCATTATGCTTCTCCCCTAGACATCAAACCCTTACGCTCAATTTTAGCTTCAGGATTGCTTTCAACTTTACTCTTAGCTTCTTTAAGAAGATCTCTAATAATTGTGGGAGACACTTTATTTTCTTTTCCTACTTCTTCAGCAGTCATTTTGTAAGGAACATCATTCAACTCAGCCAGTGTTTTAATGATTTCTGCAATGATAGGTGTCACCAAGAATCCAGTATCAACTGTGTGATATCCCTTCATCAATCCCATCTTAACCATACCATTGGCAATAGAAGCAATAGGAATGTTTCTTTCTAACAACCCCATGAGTTCATGGATTGCTTCAACATCATCCATCTTCTCTGAATAGAATGTAGCAACTTCATCCAGTGTTACATACTGAGGAGGCTGCTCCCAAGGCACACTACCCGGCTCAACTGTTAATGATTGACCGGGGATAGGTGCTGTCAAATATGGATTATTTGCCATTCATCAACTCCTCTTTTTGTTTTCTAATGGCTGCAATGTAGTTAGATACTTTAGCAAATACATCGTTAGATGTCTTATCTTCTTTGGTTGGCTTATCAATACCTTTGGATAACAAACCTTTACCTGTATCTTTCTTTGGTTTAGACAGCTTGGCATTAGCCATACCATCCACCTTAGCATAGTAGTTCTTAAAGTTTTTCATTTAATTGCCCCGCCTGTCGCATAATAAACTCCTATCTTTCCTAAGAAGTTACCAAGGGCTGATGAACTCTCACCATCTGCTTTAATCTCAGCACCAGCAATTGCAGCAGCAGCTCTAATCTCTTCACCAGCAAGGGTGGTTGCTCTGTTAGCATCATTCTCAGCAGATTGCCAAGCATGTGTCACACTATCACGATACATCTGTATCTCATTATTATATTCTGTCATTGTCATCTGCTGTGACAATTGAGCATTCAGCATGTTAGCAGCGTTGGTAGATGCTGTGTTAGCTGTAGCAATTTCTCTTTGCCATTGAGCATTAGATTGGTCAATAACTAATCGTTGCTGTGCGTTAAACACTTCTCTTTGGTTCTGTGCTTCAGCATTAAATTTAGCAAGAGCATTCTCTTGATCTACATTAAACTGAGCAATGGCATTCTTTTGAGAAGCATTGAACTGACTTACCTGTGTAGACAAAGTGTTATTAAATTGATCTACCTGTGTAGTACTAGCAGCATTAAACTGCAAAGCAGCATTAGTAGAAGCAGCATCAGATAACAAAGACTGTGTCATCTGTTGTGTCTTAAACAAAGTTGTCTGTTGTTGGTTACTCAAGTTAGCCATATCCATTTGCAGGAAAGCCTGAGCATTAACAACAGCAGCTTGTTGTCTGTTATTTAAGTTGGTTGTTTCTAACGTAGCAATTTGTGAAGCTTCTGCCAGCACCAATGCCTGACTATTACTCATGTTAGCCAAGTCCATTGTCTGAGCTAGTCGAGCATTCTCCAAAGCAATCTGTTGTTGAGCAGAGAAGTTCATGTTAGCTATATCAGCCACACGAGCAGCATTAGTAACTCTTGATTGGAAGGCTTGGTCAAATTCCTGACCCAAGAAAGCAGCTCGTTGTTGTGCAGCTAGTACAGCAGTTTGCTGTCTATTAGAAAGATTCTGTGTAGCAACAGCTTGATAGGCTTGTGCATCAGCAGAGGCAATAGGAAGAGCAGACTCAAGGGTTGCTTGAATCAAAGCTTGACCAGCTAAGCTAGAAGCTCCTAAGCCTCTCGCAGCTAACACAGCAGTGACAGATCTTAGATTTGCAGCAGCCCAAGGTGGTGGGTTACCTGCATCAAAGTTTGTCATCAGTTTATTTAACTGACCTTGTACAGTCATCTCTTCAGTGACAGCTCCTTGAGCAGCAGCTTGCTGTGTGGCTGCCACAGTTTCTGCAGCCTTAGCCATATCAACAGCAGAAGAAACTGTTTCTCCTTCTCCTAACACACGAGTAGGAGCACCTGTTACTTGTGTAGCTTTACCTTGTACAGCCTGTAAATCACCAACAGCAGTGGATGTAGGAGCCATTGTCTGTGCAACCACTTGGCTTTCTTTACCTACAGTACCTAATGCAGGTGTAACACCTCTAAGTAAATCAGTAATATCAGAAGCAGTTTGCTGTGCTGTGTATGTTGCAGCCTTTGCCGTAGAAGGAGTAGCTGCTGTAGTAGCAGTGATAGCTTGTGCAGGTGTAGCTGTAGTAGCTGTCTCATCAGCTCTAGATGTTGTATCAATATTTTGATTCTCTTGAGATACAATTTGAGCAGCAGTTACTTGAGCAGCTTCACCAGCTTGAGGAACTCCTGTACTGGAATAGGTAACATCAGTACCACCACTAACATTACCTGTAGTAGAGGAGAGTTTAGCTTTAGCAGCGGCAGCAGCGGCAGCATCAGCTCTTGCTTTAGACAAAGCTGCTTCCTGTTCTTTTGCTGCAGCTTCAGCGGCAAGGCTATCTCTTTCAGCTTCAGCAAAATATCTATTTGAAATATCAGCGGAGGTAACTTCATTAGCTTTGATAGAACTAGCAAATTGTTCAGGAGTAACTCTGTACTGATCCATTAAATCTTTAATTTCAGAATCACTCTTTTTCTGATTCTCTGGATTACTCCACCAATCAGCAACCACCTGATTAGTCACACCACCACGAGCTTGTGCAGCAGCTACTGCTGCTTTATCTTCTGCATCACGAGCAGCAATGATGGCTCTGTTCTGCTCATCACGAGCAGCAGCAGCAGCTTCCCAGCTACCTGTTTGTTGATAGAGCTGTTCGTCTGTGTAGACAGGACCACCATAAGCATAGCCCTTAGGCTTCATCTTAACCAAACCACCCTTAGCCATACGCTGAGCAAACTTACCAGTGATGGCAGAATACTTAGCTTCTAGAGCAGGAGAGGAAGCAAGGAACTCATCAAAGCCCTGCATAGGTCCATCATAGCCTAGCTTTCTAGCTACGACTTCTTTCTGCTGTGATGTAAAATCTTTCATATGTTTCTTGGTTTCTCTAGTGCTTCAGTCAAGTAGGACAACATACCTTTGTTATCTCTGAGGAGTGCTACGATTCCTACAGCCATACAATATACTTGTCTCTCTGACATGTTTAATTGGAAGCAGTCGTCTATAGCGTGGAAACATTCATGTAGTAATGTATCTGCTTCCGCTAAGGGGTGCTGACCAGACTTAATTTTAATTACATATTCTTCGTAACTAAATTCACCTAATTGGTTAGGTAGTTCCTCTACAACCTTTACAGGTACTTCTCTACCTATAATACTGAGAGAGGATGGTAATGCCATTATAACTCTTTATACCTTGTCATACCACAAATAGATGGTCTAGTCAACCACCTAACACATGTAAGGCATGTGTAATATGCTTCTTACGGTCTTCAAGTCCAATAGTACCACCATTGATACGCTTTGTCATTGTCAAAATGTCACCGCTATCAGCATACTGGTTTAGCTTGTGAGTCTGCCAAAACCAGCCCGCAGTTTGAGCAGCATACTTAGGAGTACGCACCAGCTCAGGCTGCATGACGAAGTCAACACCTAGTGCCTGTCCCGCATGGTGAAAATTGCTCATGCCAGTTAGCTGGAGAAATCCGGATCCACGGAACCTGAACCCATCCCCACTAGCCTCATCCCTGTTACCCATACGATTGCTGTAAATCCTATTGGCGATACGGACTGGCTGCTTCTCATAGGCTGCTGCTTCCTCAGGGGTAAAGCCCCATTGACGCTTAGGTGTCTTAGGAAACAACTTAAGCAGTGTAGGTGCTCTGTAGTTTAAGTTCTCTTCCATGATTCGAAAGTTACCACACTCATGACCACATTGACCAATCCATGAAGCTTGTTGGGCTGGTGTAACAATACCAAACCTCTCAAAGGTTTCATTGAAAGCGTCTGCAAGAGACGGATCGATATGAAGTTGTCTTAGTTGTTCAGCGTTTACCATTTACTAGTTCTCTCATTTCGTTGTAGGCTGCGACACAGGCTGCGTGTTTGGTGATGGCTTTGTCTCCTTCGGCAACGATGTCGATAAGAGTGTTAATAGTCTGTCGCTCAAGTTCGCTTGGCTCGTCTCTGCTATCTCCAGCGGCAGGGGTGGAACTTGGGCTGGCTTGTACACAACTGGCGGTGGGGAGACGCAACCTGCCAGTGTTAGCAAGCTCACGCATAGCAGACTGTTTCTTAGATATTTCATTTTTTGCCTTTCTCAATGCTGCTTCTTTATCAGCTAGTTTAGAAGTCATGTTCTTCTCTAGTTCACGAGCTTCTTCATTCTTCTTAGCAATTTCTATTTGCATCTCTTCATCACGCTCAAGCCAGCCATAGTGATGACCAACTTGATATGTGCCAAACAGAGCAACTATTGCACTAATAATTAACCAAGGAAGTGGAATAGGTAACATCAATCCACCTCTTTTCTAGCCGCTGCTATTTCCTCACGCTCATCATCAGGTTCTAAATGTTCTGGTGGTGTTGTTGGTGGAGGACCGGGAGTCCAGCTCTCATCCAGCTCTGGGTTCTTCCATACTGGCATAGCACCAAAGGGTTGCGAAGGAAGGCCATAGGCCGACTGTGGAGGAGCGTAGCTGCTGTTAGGCATACCATAGCCACCACCACCACCATAGCTACCACCACAAGGCTGCATCATTGGAGGCTGTGGTGGTTTAAAAGCATTGGTAGCTGAATTGACAGCTCTCTTACCTACAATACCACCGATGCCACCAACGATAAGTAGTACTATATCATTAAGCATCTTGGTGTAGGCTTGGTCAATCGGAGCCATACTCTTGATAGGCTGTGTCACAAATGTGACTGAGTAGAGCAAGGCAAACACAATACCAAAGAGAATGATGGTAATAGCCACCACCACAAAACCCCAGATCCTTACTTCAATCTCTTCAGGGGTTAGCTTTGGCTTTGGTTGCTGGCTGGGTGTCAGCATTTTGATTAGCAGTTCTCTCAATTTGTTTCTCCAAGATGGGGGCAACTAAATACTCAGGGCATGTCTGTGTGAATTGACATCTAGGTTTCTGACATTGCTCAGCATGAAAGTTGTCAGGGTTCTGACAGAAGTATCTGTACTTGTCTTCACAACCAGTAAGCAACAATAACAATAATAAATATTTATACATATACATCCACAGAAGTAGGAGTTACCCACTGAGCTTTAATGTGGTCTACTTTCTTTCTGTAATCAACTTGCATATTTAGTTGTTTCATAGACTCTAAATATTGTTGATGCAACACACGCTGTGCTTCTCGTAGCAATTGAGCATTAGCTTGATATGTAGATATTCTCATCCTAGTCCTATATAAGCTAGAAACTTATTGACTATCTTGTCAGACAAATCATCAGGTAAAAATCTCAGAAAACCTAGCACCCACCACGCAACACACATTCGCACGAATACTTTTAGAAACAGATCAAATTGTTTCTGATACTCATTCATCGACCACAGCGTTTAGTTGTTTGACAGAAATCCATCAACTCATTAACACCAATACCTATTAGCAATAACACAAAGCCAATACCACCAATAAGCATAACCATCTCAAGCTGCTCTTGTTCTTGTTGTTTTGCTTTCTTCTCTTCAGCTTTAAGAGCAGCTATCTCTTTAGCATCATCCCTATCCATCTCTGCTTGTCTAGCTTTAATCTTGTTCCAGACATCAATCTTTCCTGTCTGCATGAACAACATCTTCAGCTCTTCTTCAAATGCTCTAGCCTGTTCCAAGGCCATCTCAATCTGAAGAGCAGTACCCATGTTGCTACCAGTCTTCTCACGCTTGGCTTGAAGCATAGCTTTGGTAGCTTGGCTCTTAGCATTGAACATCTGTCCAAGCATAGGAGCAAGACCACCCAAGTCATTGGCAACCTTACTGGCCTTCTTGACCATACCAATGGCTTTTTGCAAGCCATCAAGTGCAGCTATAGGATCTAATGGAATCATACTAGTGATGTAATTTATTCTCGAGGGCTACCCAAATAGCACCACAGAAAGCACCAATAATTAAAATAGGTTTCACTGCTCTAGCAATCCATTCAAGGACAACAAATGCACCAGAGGCTGCATTGAATGCAGCCACCACAGCTTGTGTGTTCTTGTCTAGCTGATCTACCTTAGCTTCAACAGCACAGAGACGATCATAGATTTGTTCGTGTGTTACTTGTTCAGTCATGGTCTTCTCTTCGCTCATGGTGCATCAGGCCAAGTAATAGTCCAAGGGAAACCTTCTTGAGATGTTACATCTCTCAAGGCTTGACGATATGTAGCCCAAGTTTCTTTATCAACAGGAGCATCTGTTACTTGTGTCCAGTCACACTCAGCTAACTTAGCATCACGAGTAGCACGAACAGACTTAGCCTGTTCAGCATCCTTCTGAGCCTTGTAAGCGTCCTCTTGTTCAGCAGCAGTAGTAGTTACACCATCTACCACTTGGTCTAAGAAGACAGGGCCTAAGATGTACTTTGTGTACCACTTGCCATCAATATGCTCAACACCAGAGGCTTGAGAGTATTGATAAACAGTACCGCTTGTTGCTTGTGGGCCTTCAAAGACTACGTCAGCACCCAAAGCCTCCAAGACTTCGGTTGTTGTTGTTTCCCATGATGGGCCACCATTGGCTTTTGTGTATGCACGAAATTCTGCTTCGTACATTACCTGTCCAGTTTCTCTGATTCGTACTTGCATTTTAAAGTCCTTATGCTTTTACAGCGTCAATAATTTTCTGTGCCAGTTGCAAGAAAAACATTTGTTCGTCTTCTACATCACCAAACTGACATT